GTGGTCGCTCCGTGCTGGCTCAATTGAAGTCAATAGCTCATCGAGGCGCGTCTCTTCATCCGAGTCAAGCTCGTAGCCCCAAATTATGACATCGTACACGTATGCGTGTCTTCGTAATGCTATCAGCTCGGCTTGGTCGGTACGCAGCGAGTCCGTTACGGTAACGCCAGCAGGCGCGGGATCTCCAGACGTCCAGTCGGCACCCCAAACCTCACCGGAGTTCGGCCCGGTCAATTGCGAGATCATAAAGTCGTGCTTGTGAGCGCGTTGTCGAATCTCCACAAACGTACCGGCAGGCACGAAGCCAAATACGACGTTGAGAATCGTCCAATATGAGATGTTGTCTTGCGACCGAATAAACGCGAGCAGGTTTGCCCGACGTTGCGCCGTGGTCAGTGCGCCTACAGGCGTGGAGCCCAGCACGTTGTTTTCCCAGTCGCCCAATTGTTCGTCTGCTGTTGTAGGGAACATGTTTTCGTAAATGCGTTCCATCGCCTCGTAGCAGGAAGCGACGGTCGCGGCTACCGAGTCCATTTCGGCAGTGGACACAAACTGCTCTGGCGCTCCGTCCGGGTAGACATCGGGAGGGCTTTCGCGCTGTAGCACTCGATAAATCTGTGCTTGCGTCAAAAATGTTGGCATCAGCTACCCTCCTCTCAGAAGTCCACGATTGTAATAGTACCGGGTATCGCTTGCTCGTTCGTCGCAATGGCGATGTTGGGAGAGCCGCCCGAAATCGTCACCTGCCGGTCGCCGAGAATCTGGTAGTTGAGCCCCACCGTGTAGGGCGAAGAACTCAGATTGTAGTCCATCTGCTCTTCGATATCTGCCGCGCGAACCTCGCTGACGCCGTTGACTTCACGCCCACCGATAGGAGTTTTGTACAGCGCTCGAATGACCTCGCGCTCGACGAGTTTTCCTTGGGTCACGCTGGCATCGGGCACGAGTGTGTCTTTGTCGCCGGAGACAAACCGCACCTTAACCTCAACATCGACCGCCAGTTCAGCAGGACCATCGACGTAAACTACGTCAGTAATCGGGTTAAGAGCATCGACGTACTCAAGCACCGTGTCTTTGAGATCCTCCGACGGCTGCACGACGATGGACTCGTCGTTATCAATCGCTTGGTCGATATCGTTCGTTCCGGCAGCGATGACCAACTGCACGGTGCCGAGGCCGTAGACAAATCGGTTGACACGAGTAGAAATCACTCGACTATCTGCCGCACTCGACCACACCTGGTAGTCGGCTTCTGTGCCGCCTCGTGTCGGGTTACGAATGCGAGTCAGCACTCGCTCGGCTCCCTCTTGAGTCGTCTCGGCGTTGCGTCCGTCCGTAATGCCCGGAGTAATCACTGTAACGGTAGAGTTGACCCCTGCAACAGGCGTAGAAAATGCCAGCGTGGTATTGGTCAGCAGGTTTTGATCTTGCCCTCGGTTGACGCTCTGCACCGGTATCGAGGCTGTCACAGCGGAGAACAAAACCGTTTCGGTAGCTACGTACACCTTCGACGTCGGCGTGTGAATAAACTGCGTATTGACTACCACCGTCGAGCCTGTTGCTCCGGTAGCAGCGACGTTGCCATTGGCATATGTAGCATCACGCAGACCCGAGCCGAACCAAACGTTGAGGTGTCGGTCAATGGCGTCGCGTCTCGCGCTCTGCGGAAATGCATCGTTACTGACGCGGTTGAGGTCGGCATAGACGCCCGCAACGGTGCCGCCTACAACGCGAGACCGCACCCACCAGTCGCTATCGGTTTGATCCGTGTTGACCTCTGGCCGCAGACCCTTGAGGTTATCGAGGTACTCTTGAGCTACCTGCCGTGGCGTTTTGATCGTAATTGCCATGTTGTCAGCTCCCAACTGGTTCGAAAACAAACGAGGAGACTTCGCCGTTGTTTTCTCGGATGGTTATTTCAAGCTCTTCGCTGTTTCTGCCAGATGACACCGACTCTACCACAATGTCATTCGCACGCAGGTCCTCCAGTAACGGATTGAGAGCCTGAGTGCATACGTCGGTTAGTATTCGAGTTACGTTAGTGGTGCGCTTTCGAACGTTGCGAAAATTGCTTCCGTACGTGTCGTCTGGGGCATAGAGCCACTCTCCTTGAGTAACTCGCAAGCGCAGATAAGCTGGAAACTGCAACGACTCGTCGCGCTGCGGGTCGCCGTTGGCGATGTCGTAGTCTCCGGTACGTGGGTTAATCAGCCACGAGTATGATTTCTGCACGAGTCGCCCTCCTTTGTTATGCTATCGTTCCGATGCCGGGCGCTGTCGTGGCTCCGGTCTGTGCTGCTGCGGTTCCGGTCGTTGCCACGGCGACACCCGCAGGAATGGTCACGACTGCGTTTGTTTGGATCTCTTCAACGATGGCCCCAGCAATTTTGCCGAGCACGTCGTCTTGGATTGCGATGCCCTCCGGCGTGTCTGCCGCACCGAGAGCGGTCTTTAGTCTGGCAAGCAAAGTCGCTTCGGTCATTGCCATCACATGCCCCCTTCCCTGGTCGTAAACACGGTTTTCGATAGAATGTTTGTATCTGCTGCGCTAATTAGTCGCGACTTTAGCTCATTAAACTGAGTGACTATCGTTGGGTTTGGAGCGGTCGGACTACCAGGAGATGTGGTCAACCCTCCAGTTCCGGCAATGAGCGTGTCAACTATTGCGGTTAACAGCTCCAAAACCTCGGTGCCAAGCACCAGCGGGTTATCTGCCGTCGGCGAACCGACTTGAGTCTTGTCGGATCTGGCCCAAGTTCCGTGTAAGTTTTGCGAGTAGAGCGAAGATTCGCCTTCGAGCAGGTCCATGTCGGCTCGTGCTGCGTCCCGGTGGCCCAGCGTGACAATGGCACCCGGGTGTTCGCCCACGCGCCCCGTTACGGCAATAGTTCCATCTGGCGCTCTTGATGCAAACCCATACGGATGAGCTACCGGCCTCGGAAGCATTTTCGGGCTACCTGGGTAGTTTTGTTCCAGTGCCTGCGTTTCGGTCGTGCTCGTGTCGCTACTGCGAACAATGGCATGGCCTATCGATGCTATCTGCACCCGAATCTCAGCACGTATCAAACGGATCATTTCAGCGTCGAGCATTACGAGATCCTCACATCGCTGACGATTGTTCCCAAGCGACACAACCACAGGTTCGTGTATTGGCCGCGCTCCATGTCGAGGTTCCATTCGACCGCGAACAAGTACATTTTTTCGTTGATCGCACCACGGTCGAACTCTACCATGTATGTTTGGTCTGGCCGGTATGCAATGCCGTTGTCGTTAAAGTGTCCCGGCACTACTGCCTGTACAATAAGCTCGTTCATATTTGCCCGAGCGAACTGTCGCTTTGCTAGTGCCTGCAGAAGGGTTTGGTTCGCAGCAGATGCCGTTTGGAAGTTTGCCGCAGAGGCTAGGCTTTGCGCATCGGCTCCGTTGGGAAAACTGGTCATCACTGTGCGGATGACGTTGTGCCCGTTCTGACGTAGACGAGTCGGTCCGGTGGCTGCGTTATCAAAAATCTGATTTTCGGGTATTCCTATTTGAGTATCCTGCACTTCGCTCCATAGCACCACCAGTTTGTTGGGAATGCTTGTGGCTGAGTACGTGGCGCGAATCGACAGCACGTTCGACTCTCTTTTCCCTTTGCTGCACAAGATTTTTCCTTGCTGGCCTTGGGCAAAGTTCGGTTTGCCGACTATAAGATTGCCATAGGCGTCCGACCAGAAAAGGCAGTTAAGGGGTTCGGCCATGCGAAGCAGGGATGAAATACGGGTTTCCCCTGGCTCACTAGCAAACAGAGTCGGCGTCACCGGAGCATCTCGAGGCACTACGGCCTCGATTCTGGTTCCGTCCGCCAGCCGAGTAGCAACCTGCTCAAGCGTAAGGTTTTGGCCCCAAATCGGCTCTGTGTCGATGTTGACCGACGTGTTGTCTTCGAGCTGTCCGAGCATGTCGCGCCCAATGACTCGCGCACGTTCGCCCGTCTCGCCGTCTACCTCCACCTCGATTTGGTCAACGATGCCGGTAGCTATGACTTTGCCATCGGCGTACATCGTCACAATGTCGCCCTCTCGCACGTAGCTAGGGAACGCCTTGCTATCGCCCGGAGCGCAAAACTCAAACTGAAAAGAATCGACAGGAACGATAATTGAGCTTGAAAACTGATAGCTGGTAAACTGGTCGAACGCATAGGTGCGAGCCCCGTTGAGCGGCTTGATCTCCAAGCTCACCTTTGGTAGCCGTCCGGTCGTGTTGAGCTTGTTCGATAGTCTGGTTGGGTACGTCATAACGGTATGAATACCTCCGTGCCCTCGGGTAGATGATTCGTCGAAAGCAGTTCGGGATTGAGCAGGTCAATTTCCAGCGTGCGCTCAGGGTCGATGCCGTACTCAAAAGCCAGCTCTCGTATCGATTGAGAGCGGCGAGTGGTTACGCGACGCACGCCTATGTTTGCCTGCTGTGCTCCAAGCTCATACGCTTTTTGCAAAAGAATCACTGACCGCTTGAGGTCGAGAATGTCGTTATGGTATTCGAGCGCACCATCGGAGTCTGTGCCGAGAGTCTCCAGGCGTGGAAATTCAAAAGTGATTGCCGAGAGACTCAGAATAAGATTCTCTGCCAAGATGCGCGTTGAGTTGACCTTGTTTGAAACAACGATGGCCGCCACTGCTGCCGATACGCTCGCGAGTGACTGCAAGCCGATGGCTGCCGCTGCCTGCTGAGGGTCAGTAGTGCCTTCAAGCTGGCCGACGCTTTCGTTTATCTGTGTGGCAAATAACGCCTCATTTGCCGCTATTGCCGCTTGGATAGTCGTAATCGGAATGAACCGATACGGGTCTGCTGGGTTAACTGCGGTCGGAAATCTTTGACTGACTAGAGTGCCGCTGTCGTCGAAGACTCCGCCAACGTTCACCGGGGTGAGAGATGGGATATCTAGGCTCTCGCCCTGATTAAACACCGTGTTGATCGATATCGCCGTATCTAGGAACGCAGCTTGATATTCTTCGTAGAGTTCTTCGATGATGTTTTTGACGGTGTTGATGAGGTTAATTGCTGCTTTGATCTTATTAACCGTGCTTTGTATCGCATTAAATACCGATAAGACGTCGGCCAAAACTGACTTAAAGTTGGCAAACGGAACAAACTTGCCGTAGCTTGCAAGCGTGAAATTGTGCTCGACGAACGTAATGCGAAGCCCTACTGCACGGCGCTGGTCGTGACTGTGCGTCAGCTCGTAGTCCTGCATTTTGCAACGCACGATGCCCCGAACGGGATGTACGAGCGTACCAGGTATCGGATCTTGTAACTCGGCGAACAGCTCGCGCAGGCCGTTGGTGTAGCTCTCGCCGAACAAAACGGCCTCTACCTGAAACGTCTCCGGCGTTCGCCCTAGATCATCGGTCGTTTGCCCGTCTCGATACGGAAATTGAAACTTGGCGAGCCGTCTACCTCCCGAATCTTTAATCGAAGGTAGAGCGCCACCGTAGCCAACCTTGCTCTCGAAGACGTGAAACGGAACCCAGTTGTACATGGCTTCGTTGATGTCCCACTCGCCGGGTTTTTTGCCAAACAACTGCGCGATAGCGGCAACGCCGGAGCCTGTGGCTAAAGCAAAATCTGCCGCTTTGGATAGGTCTAAAGGCGAGTTTGCCATTACTGTGCTCCTCCTCGGCCTGGCCTAGCCGTGGCTTTGAGATCCTTGCCGGTCGTCTTCACGTTTACATCCACGCGCACGTCGACCTTTTGTGGTTTCGAGCGATCTTGTATCGGTATGCGTTCGCCGTCCTGCGTGATGATTTGCGGCGTTCTGCCGAGCACGTCGCGCTGTTGGTTCGAGCCCTGTCGGACGGCATCCGGAGGGGTGATCGTGTAGACGTCCTCTGGCTTTGAGCCGAAGACGCGATCAACTGCCCCTTGGGCCTTTTTCTCGATTTCGGTGCCTTCGAGCTGATCTCCGATGAAGTCGCCCACCATGTAGCCTGCTGCGGCTGCGGCAGCTACGAGACCTGCTTTTTTCATAAGAGCCATAAAGCCACCACCGGCAGCCATGTCAGTCAGGCCGCCACCGCCTGCCATGCCAATCTCGGTAGCGTTGACCACGTAAACGTCCTGCACTCGCGCCCCGGTTGCTTGCTCGTAGGCGATGCGTTCGCCGACGCCTGTCGCCTTGCCTTTGCCGAGCGACATCAAGCCACGCAGTCCGCCACCGGCCAGGGTAGAGGCTAGCAAACCCGCTCCGGCCACCGTTGCCGTAGCTCCCAGGCCCTCGTTGAGCGCATCCGGTATCAGATCTTTGTTCTCTTCAAAGCCGTTTTTCATCCACTCCGGTGCATACTTCATTAGGTCGCCTAACGAAAACTGGTACGCATCCTTCAATCCGGTGGTTACAAAATCGGTGATCCCGCTCATTTGTTCAGCAAATGAACTTTTGACTCTGTTCAGGGATGCTCGAAATGCTTCGGCAGCGCCCATTGCCTCGTGATATTGGTCGGTGAGCCTTTTGTTGTCGTTGAGCATTGCCTTCTGGGCGTCCTCCATCCGGTCGAGCGACTGATAGAGTCTAACGAAGCCCTCGGCTGCGTCCTCGCTCAAACCAAGAGTCTGCGCCATCAGGCGTGGGTCGTCGGGGAACGCATCCATGATCCCTTTTGCGGCCTTGCGAAATTTCTCGATATCGAGTCCCTGCGCACCGAAGACACCACCGAAGCCACGAGCATCAAGCGACTTGCGAGCCACGGGGGACTTGCCGAGGTATTCCTCGAGGAACTTTGTAGCACCAGGCCCACCGACTGCCGCAGCGGTGCCAAGCTGCACAAGGCCTTCGGTTTGGATCGACTTGCGAAGGTCCGAAGGCATAGAGGAGATCACGGTTTCGAGAGCCTGCAGAATCGCCGTCGGGATTCTTCCGGTGGCGTTGTAGGCTTTTTGCAAAGAGCGCGACACCTCTTCCATTCTATCGAGGTTGTTCGGGTCTTGGCCTTGCGCCGTGATCACCCCGGCCATGCCCTGCGCGATGCGGCCCTCCTGGCCTTGTGTTCCGGTTATGGCAGCGAGCTGGCCGGCAGTCGTACTGTAGGCGGTCAGCCCCTCTTCGCCCCGCACCTGCGTTTCGGCTAGGCCCTTGAGCGCAGAGATGGCGGCGTCGGCACCAAGGCCAAGCTCACCCATGCCACGGGTGATGCGCGTCTGAAACGAAGCAAAATCACTTTCGGCAATCTTAAAAACCGAACCGAGCTTGCGAATGGTGTCCGATAGCTCGAACGATTCTTTGATGTTCGCGCGAAAAGTGTTGCCGAGCTTGAGTCCTTCGCTCACGCCGACCGTGCTCATCATTGCCTTGAAGTCGTCCTTCATCGTCTTGAATACACGAGCTCCAAGACCGCGCAGCTTTGAAAGGTAGTTCTCACTCTGCTTGACGGCGCTGGTGTGCGTAGCGCCCACGTTTTTGCCGAAGCTGGTCATTTCCTCTTCGACCGCTTTTCCTGCCTTAGAGATTTTCATTAGGTCGTCAGCGATCTGGGCGAGCTGGCTCCTGACGTTTAGCTCGACTGTCTCCGCCATCGATGGCCCCCTTTAACCCGTCCGAACCCGTAGCAATCTGATGGACTACCCACCAGATGATTTGTCCTGTGGTTGTGTGAGCTGTGTCAGACGACGGCAAGCGCCGACCAATTCCACAAAAGAACAGTCGATCCACACTGTAGGATTTTTTTTTGCTAGGGAAATTAGTTGATCTAGTCGCTCCTCGCTCAAATCCTCAAGCATGGGGCATATTTTGTCACACTCTGCGTTGTAGCTCTTAAACAGGTGCATAAGTTCGTCGCTATGCAGTTGCTCTAAAAGCCCCACCGGCAATTGCATGTCTTGCGCGTGTGGTGCGCTTTGACTTGCTATCGATAGTGTCTTGATTGCCATAATCACTGAACCAGCAAAGCTGTTGTTGGCTAGCTTTGGTCGGCTTTGGATCTCGTCTGCAACCTCCGAGATGATGTTGACCTGCTCCTGCACCGATAGCGGCCGCATGGTTACAGTCGCACCACGTAGTCGGATCTGAAACTTGAAGCCGACTCCCTCGCGCATTTTGTCCAAAATCGTTGGCTCTGGTGCTCTGATCATCTCGTTTTAACCCTCCAGAAAAAAACAAAACCTGACACCCGTCGCCGACGAGGGTCAGGCCCCACGCACACACGGGGCAAACCCCGTCGATGAATCGTTACAATTCGATATCGAACAGTGCGCTGTTACCCACCGAGTCGATGACTTTCAGCGCTCCAAAGTTCCATGTCTTGCGAGCCTCGTCTCCGATGCCCGAAGCGGTCTGCTCGGTATCTTTGATAAACACGCCAGTTGCTTGGTAGAGATCCGAGCCACACTCAAAAGCGATTGCCACGTCGGATGCCTCAAAATCAGTGAACTCAATCTTAGGCGACGCCAGTGTGTTTTGTACGGCGATTTGTGCAGTAACGTCGATGTCTACGTTGCCTTGCACGAAGCCCTTGTTGTACCGCTCTCGTGTCATCGAGGGCACTGGCCGAGCGTTAAAGGTCTGCCGTAGCGTCGCGCTTTGCAGGTCTGCGATTCGTGCTCCGTTGACAGTCAGATAGGCCCTGTCAGCATATTTCGTTGCCATCTGTCAACCTCCTTACACGCTAATTGAATCAAATTGAGTACCGGCACGTACAGTCGTAGCAATGACATGTAGCCCAGGAATTACGTTGACGGGGGTGACAACATCGAACCGATGTCGGTCGCTCGCGTTAACCGTAACCGTGAACTGCTTTGCCAAGTCAGATACCGACTTAAACATTTCGTTGTCTTCAAACACTTGAGCCAAGCGAATCGCTTCGGACTTAATCGCGCGAGCCTTGTCAACTGATGCCTTGGCATTTGCAAAATCGGTCTGGTTGAATCGCGTAAAGAGTGTCTTGCGCCAGAAGTACAGAACCTGGAAGTCCTGGACGTCGTAATAGGCACCGGCAGCCACTACACCGTTGGTGGTGATTCGGCTAGTCACACTGCGAACAATTGCGACGTCGTCGTTTGCCTTGACTCGAATCGGAGTCCAGCCAAGACCAAGAGCGGTTTCGCTCTCAAGCCCAGCGCCCACGGTGATGCGGTCGGACTGTGCGTCGGGCGCGTCGATGCCGCCCAGGACGTAGCCGTTGACAGGAACGAAAGGCGACACATTGCCCGCCAGGACTGCCGCGTATGCTGCGGCCAACTCGCCCACTGTGATGCTAGGAGCCGCGTTACGGAACCATGCCAGCGTCAGATATTGCGTGTCTGGGCTGTCTAATCCGGCAGGGTCAGCCACGCTCATGTTGGCAGCAACGCCCATTGAGCCAAACTGATTGTTTTCGACGCGAGCAGCGGCGCTCATTGTCGATGCCATGTCGCTGAGTGTCGAACGGTTCGCAGTATCGGTAGCCGCATCGAACGGCGACACAATGAACTCGGCCTTGGTTGATTTAACTGCCGTCTGGCAAGCTGCGGTGATGGTCGTGTCCGTGCTCTCAAGCGGTACGCACTTGATAGGAGGAAACGTGCTGCGAGCCTCGGCTGCGTTGGCATTTACAGCAGCGATGACCATCTTGGCAAGCTCGGACCCGGAACCAAATTTGGTTTCGGCTTCTGTCGTTGCTGCGTCAACATCGCTGACGTTGCTGATTGTGATGACGGTAGCTACGCCGGTAGCACCGGAAGCAGCGCGACCAATCAAAAGCAATTGCTGCTGGTCGTTTGGTAGGCCCAACTCGGCATCGAATGTTATTTCGACTGGAGTACCGGGAGTTTTTTGAAATCCAATAGTCATGGCGAATCTCCACTAAACAGATTGATCCGATTCGACCGATACTTCGAGTGTACCGTCGTCGAGTAGTCCCTCAACAGTGCTAGTAATTCGGGACAAGTCCCCGAGTGTGGCATCGAACGGATCATCGACCGTGCGATCGTCCGACGTCAAGAAATCGTCCCAGGCCGTCAAAAGCAGCCTGAAGTTCGCGCGGATTTGAGAGCTTGGTGCTTCACCGCCCTGAAATTTGAACATCAGCGTCTTGTCGATATCGAACGTTTTCCCTAGTTC